AATCTTGTAGAGACTGGACCACAAATAATACTCCCAGAAAAAGCACAAAAAATGAATGATGGAAGTTCTGCTATCGTTCTAGCTGGCGGTGGAAATAATACAAATGTTATACCCACTATGGGAGCAACTATTGGTGGATCTTCTTTAACAGATAAACATGCCACAAAAATGGCTGTTGATAATGCTTTAGATAATGCAAGAGCTAATTATGAACAACAAGTTTCAGCAATTGTAGAAGCAGGACAAACTAAAGGTGGATCTATTTCAACAGCATCTAGAGCTGAACGATTTTTACAAAGAGTAAAACCAGATGTAGTTAAAAATTTAGATACAGCAATACAAGAAGATTTACAAGCTACAACTGGATTAAATCCTGAAGATGCATCTAATATTGCTGGATCTATTATCAATCCAATTACAGGACAAAGAGAAGTTAGTTCAGTTCAAAAATCAGGTTCAAAGATGGCTATAAAAGGAGCTACTCGTAAACCTTTTGAAGAAAGATCTATTCCAAACATTGATCCCGAAACTAATCAAGGAACAATAAAAACTGCAGTTGGAACTTCGATCAGAGGAAGAGCACCATCTTATGATCAAACAAGATTTGTTGAAAGAACAAGAGAAGATATAAATGATCCCAAAGGAGGAGATCTTCCTGATATACAGGGAGGAATAAGTGGACCTAGTGCTCAAGAATTATTAAAACGTAAGTCTGGTGAGTTAATGCAATACACAGGTAAAAGACCTGCTGGTGAAGTTGCTGGTAGAGATGAAGAAACTAAACTTCTAGGAGATCGTGCTCCAAGAACTCCAGTAAGAAGAGTTATATCTCCTGCAGCAGATCAAGGAGATCCAGGACCTGGTGTTGGTATTTATGGAGAAGGAACTGGATTTTTACCAGGACCATTTAGTAGCACAGCAGAAAAAGCACCAACAGATACTTTTGGTAAATCAAGTCCATTCAAAGGAGTTAGTGATTCAACTCTTACAAAATTAAAATCAGATATGAAACCCGGAACAAAATCTTTTGAGTCTGTAGATAAAGAACAAAGAGGTCGTGCATCAATGGATGCAGCAAGAGAACTAAGAAAAATACAAACTTCAGGTGATCCAAGTACATCTACTGAACGTGTTGCAAAATTTTTAGATAATTTAAAGAAACAACAAGGGGGTTAGAATTAATTCAAGAACATAGAACAATGACTAAATTTTTATTACCTATCGCAATCAACGTCATTAACAAAGCTGTTGATAAAATCCCAGAAGATCTAGATGAACTACTAAAGAAGTTTGTAGTATCTATCTTAAAAAAGGCTGCTGCTAAGAGTGGTAACAAAGTTGACGACTTACTAGTTGCACAGCTAGAAAAAGCTTTATTTGAATAAGGCTACTGTTAAAATAGATTTATCTAATGGCTGATAAATGGATTAAAGATGCTATCAAACGTCCCGGTGCTTTTACTAAGAAAGCAGAGAAAAGGGGGATGACTGCATCACAGTTTGCATCAAAGGTAACATCTAATCCAGATGAGTATGATACTCGCACAGTCCGTCAGGCAAACTTAGCTAAAACCTTAAGTAAATTACGTAAACGTAAAAAGAAATAACTATGTCAACATTTGACTACAGATTAAATCGTAAAGAACAGTTAGTTAGAAAAGGTGAGCCTATAGATAACAGTGTTGATTTTTCTGGCAAGACTAGTCCTGACTTTAGGAATAAGTTCATTGCAAAAATGAAAGATACAAACAAGATGTATCAACGAGAATCACCTGGTCAGTTTGATGATCAAAGAGCAGATATTGTTAGAAATAATTTAATTGGACAAGCAGATGATAGAGGACAATTCAATGATCCTACAGATCAAGTTAAGTCAGATGCTTTCTTGGCAAAGTTTAGAAAGTCAATGTTAGTTAATGAAGAAGAGAAACCTAACAGACAGGGTATCTTACAATATATGCAAGGAGATCCAAAGGGTCCACCAGTTAATGGGCAGTTCCCAACAGACGGAGTAAAAGTTTCATGAACATAGCAATGGCAGGACAAAAATTAGGTCAGTTCTTTGTAAGACAGGGAATAAAGGTAGGAGGTAAAGCCGGTGGTAAAGCTGTGAAAGAAGGAATAAAAGCTGCAACATCAGAAGGAGTTAAACAAGCTGGTAAAAGAGCTGTGAGAGATACACTTCTTTATACAGCAGCTGAACAAGCTATACCTCGTGCTTTAGGACAGCAAGCTCCTGATATAAAAGATACATTAGTCAGACAGGCTACAGGTAATATTATTGCTGAAGGTGTTACTGGTGGATTAAAGGGAAGAAAGTTCTTTGGTACACAACCAATGGAAGCTGGAAGAGCAAGAACAATAGGTGAACTTACTGGTCAGATTGGAGGACAGGCAATTGCACAAAAAGTATTACCTGGTGAGCAAGCCAACCCATTCTTACCATCTACTTATATGCAAGAAGAAGGAGTACCACTAGGAACTGGACCAACGACTCCTACTGGTGCAACTAAGTTTACTGCAGAGCCTGAGTACAATGAAGTTGTAAGACCATCAACTACAGACTTATCTGGTGTACAAGCAAGAGAAGCTTTATCAGAAAGAGAGAAGTATGAGTATAGATTAAAGATGGCTCAGATAGAAAAGATGCCAAGTATGGTAATGCATTCAAGTCCTGACTCTACTGCACAAACTATGTTTAATGTTGCACAGAGTGTATTAAATCCAAAAATGCAATATTAGATGAATGAGAGGTTCAGTACCTAATTATTTTAATAACACTGTAGAGTTTGTAAAGAAACTAGGACCGACTCTAGCTGAGGGTGCCAAAAAAGTTAATTTAGATGGATATGCAGATAAATTTAAAAATATATCAGAGCGAGCAGCTAATGTAACAGATACAATACATCAGACTCTAAAAAGAAATGTAGGATTTTCAAGATATGGAAATCCAGTATATGGGTCATACCAAAGACCCGGAGAAGGATTTAATATTCCAAGACCAGATAAAACTGTTAGAAGTGCTGTAAAAGATCCAGTTGGATTTGCTACTGATTTTTTTGGATCTAATGTTTTTTCTGAAAAGAACAGACAGAAAGCATGGTTATATACAAATCCTTTTCGATTAGTAAGTAAGGCTGGTGTAGCTGCTAGTAAGTTTACAGGAATAGAAGATCCTGTAGCTCAACAAGCAATAGCAGTAGGAGTACCAATACTTTTTCATTCATTGACAGAAACATCAGGTCCATTGCATCAGGGATTAAGACCAAAAGGTTATAAAGCTGTGGCACCTGTATCTAAAGAAGAAGATCCTACTGGAGCAACACCACGAAGTATAGGAGAAGAATTTGCACTTAGATTTTATGGTGGACAAAAAAGTCAGCCTTTAGCTTATAAAGATTTTATAAAAGAACGTCCTGACATCATGCCATCAACTATTACTGATTACAGACGTTATATGAATCGCAAACCAGAAGCTGGTAAGTCAATAGATATAGATCCAGAAAAACAAACATTTACTGCATTTGGTGGACTGGTACGTGGAACAGCTCGTGGATTAAATGATCCGGAAATAAGAGTTAAAGGAACACCTTTAAGTGCAAGTGCTGTTCTTGGTGGAGCTGCTGGTATAGGAACTATAGCTGCAGGAAAAAGATTTTTAGATCCTAAAGGTCTTGGGGTAAGTGGTGAAACAGAAGTTCGTGCTTCTAGTGTGAATCCGGAAATGGTTAATACTAAAACAGGAGAAGTTACACCACGACAAGAATATAAAGTAGGAACAATTCCTACTATTGATACTCCAAAGACACAGGCAGATAAAGGAGAAATGCGTTTTTATCAGACTCCCCCTGGACCTGGAGATAATACTAAAACTAATAGAATACCACTTACTAAGTTACAAGATAGATTGCGTGAGCAAAGAGAATACAGAAGTAGAGCAGATGCTAATGTAGCAAGAGCAGAAAAAGAATTTGCTTATAATAGAACTAATCCTGATGGATCAACAAGACGTAAAGCTAAAGTTGATCTTGATGAAGCAAGAGAGATAAGAGCAACTGCTCAACAAGATATTGAAGAAACTGTTAGAGCAACAAAAGACTTTGCAAAGAAAAATCTTAATATAGCAGGTCAAAAGTTCCAAGAAGTATTTGCAAGAAATCCTGGACTAAAAGAACCAGCTCTAGTAGTTGGTGGGTTAGCAGCAGCTGTTGGTACTGCTGCAGTAGCTAAAAAATTATTCCAAAAGGCTGAACAAGAACGAATTAAAAAAGAAGACCCCTTACAATATAAGAAGTACAAACGTGGTGATTACACAAAAGAAAAATGAGCAATGGAACTGATCGTTACGGACTAGATGATGATGACTCAGCAGCATTTAATTATGGGCTATCAAAAGGAAGGGGTGGTAGATCAAAAAGAGGTAGTGGTATCTTTGAAGCTATAAATGAAAACTTACAACGTAAAGATCAAATAAGTTATGCAGCTAACGAACAAAGAAAGACAGCTAAAGATTTAGCAGAAGCACGTAAAAGAGGTAGTACAAAGATATCTGATGATGCAACTGTAGTGGAAGGTTATACAGATCCTGGATATACTATTCCAGGTCAACAAGGTAGATCATTCGGTGGATTGATTGGAACTGTAGGTGGAGCTGTTGCTGGTTCCTTTATACCAGGAATGACACCAATGATGGGAGCCCAACTTGGTGGTAAAGTAGGAAGCTACTTCTAGGCTTACTACCTATAAAATATTAATTAAAGGAGTTTATTAAAAAGTAATGTCTAAAAATAACCAAGTAAAAGCTGACTATGGAAAAGTAGGTGGAGCTTTTATACCTATAGTTTCACCATTCCTTAGATTTGCTGGGGATGTCTTTAGATCCAAAGAAGAAAAAGAAGCAATGGACATACTTAGACAACAGGAGGCACAAGCAAATATATTAGGTGACCCTACAGGTGGTCTTAACTATAACCAGACAGGTTATGGAAATATGTTAAATGATCCTGCATATCAGCAGATACAAGCATATAACCAAGCAATGTTCGATGCAAGAAGAGGTGATATGGTAAATACTGCATTAGCTTTAGAACCTATCACAGATAGAGCAAAGCAGAGAGATCTACTACGTCAGATGGGTGCTGCAAGATTACGTAACCAACTTGCTACACAACAAGGATTAACTTTACAGGGTCAGATGGGTGCCCAGCAGATGGCAGGTGAAGGATTAAGAGGAGCAACAACAGCTTTAACTTCTAATTATCAGTATCAGTAAATCTCATGTCGAGAAGAAATAGACCTAAATATGATCCCAAAAGAGCTGAGGATCAGTTTGGGTTTCTGTTAAATAAAAATTATCCAGCAATGGGAGGACGTTCTAATCGAGTAGGTCCTTCTAAAGAAGAGATTGATGCAAATCGTGCTAAAGCACAAGACTTTTTAGGTAACTTCGCACAAAGAATAGGACAAGGACTTAAAGGAACTGCTGATTTCTTTACAGGTAATAGATATGATTTTGATGGTATGGGTGCAAATCCAACAATAGCAGCTACTACTACTACCAAAGATGAAACATCAGGTTCAGGAAGAGAGTTGTTACCTGAAGATCAATTATTAGATAGAATTGATCGAATGAGAAGAAATGATCTTCTTCAACAAAGTGCAATGAGAGAGTTTGCACTTGGCAGAGAATCTCAAAGAATGAAGTCACTTGCTAGAGACTTCGCTGAAATGACTGATGTGTATGCACAGACTGCTGCAGATCGTCGTTTGATGGAAGATAGATTTTCACCAACTAAGATCTCTCAGCAAAGACTAAGAGCACAGCAGGGAGAAGCTGCTCTAATGAATGCTATAGCTAATCAGGGCACAACCGCTGCTCAAATAGGAAGTATTGGAACTTCCAGAAGATTTGGCGGTGGGGCTCGTGGCTAAGAGTTTTTAGACTAAAATTAAATTAACAGATTAGAATTTTTTGTTATGGGAGGAAGACCACCAGCACCAAGAGTTGAATATATACCTGCTCCACCACCACCTGTTACGGTGTCTACACCAACACAGTCTCTTAAAACTCAAGTTGAGTTAACAAGAATTTCTGGTGAACAGAATAGATTGAATATGGAAACTGGTGCAGAATTAGATCGTATTAATGAAGAGTTCTACACTGGACAGGATCTAAGAAGATATAGAGCCAGAGGTGCTGAAGAACGTCTACTCTCTGAAACAAAAGGAGAACAGGAAAGAGCAACAACACAGACTAGAGGTCAGGAACAGAGACTCACTGTTGGTAAAACTGGTGAAGAAACTAGAGCAACTAACTTGCAACAGGAGCAGTTTAGACGCTATAAAGAAGCTAGAGATGAACAACAAGCAAAATCAGCATACAAAGCATAACTGAATGGTTAGATAATCTATCTGATAAAGAGAGAGAAACTTATCTAGCTTTCTGTAAACAAACCAGTTCACCAATACAGATGTATCTTTATGCCCGTTTTTTAGGGTATAAAGGTTCTATAACTGATTGTGATATCTGGTCGAAAAAAGAATTTAAAAAAAGAAACTTTAGCACCATACTTGAGATAGAAATAGATTCTATGCAAGTAGATATATCGAAGCTCAGAGAAGCTATAGATCTTGGAGTAGTAAAACAGGATATGGGAGCTGCTCGTATATCCATGCTTCAGAAAGAACTAAGAGCACATATAAAACAGCTTGCAGATGAAAAACATCTTACAGATAGACAAGGTTTGATATTAGCTGGTGCTGATAGAGCATTAAGAGAAATACTTTTAATCTTTAGAGATGATCCTATAGAAGGTCCACTGCAGGAAGCATCGATGGGTGTATGGACAAAGATTCTTCAGGAAGAATCATAAGTCTTAACAGGTTAGTCTTAGTACATGGCTGGAACAAGTATCTATTCTGTTTATCGTAGAACTGCCCGTGCAGCTGCTAAACAGCAAGTTGTAAAGAAAACATCTTCAGTTGATGTTGAAAAAGCTAGATCAGATTTTGCATACTTTTGTGATGTTGTAGGAGATAAACCTCCTGCAGAACATATGAAGTTATGGCATGAACATCTATATACACATCAAGATAGTGAGTGTTTAATTAATATTGCTGGACCAAATGTAGATATACTTGCACCAAGAGGATCAGCTAAATCTACAGTATTAGGTTTATTCACAGCCTGGGCTATTGGTGTACATGCACTTAATCGTAAACCATTAAAGATCTTATATATTTCATATACTGTTGATGTTGCCAGACCAAAGAGTGCAGCAATAAAGAGAATTATTGAAGATAGTAAAATCTACAGAGAAATATTTCCTATGGTAAAAATTGCCAAGGGAATAAATTCTAATGAGTATTGGAGTATTGATTGGAAGTTCGCAGGTATAAGATCAACTGGTGAAGAAGAATTTAGTTTATGTTGTGCAGGATTAAAAGGTGCTGTTACATCAAAGCGTTCTCATTTATGCATCATTGATGATGCTATAAAATCAGCTGATGATATTAAGAATAGAGATATTCGTGTAGCTATGGAAGATAACTGGAACTCAGTTATTGTTCCAACTATGTTTGAAGGTGGTAGAGCAATATGTCTTGGTACAAGATTCAGACATGATGATATACATCAAACTACTTTTATTCCTGACAATGATTGGATACAGATAATTCAATCGGCAGTAACTGTTGATGAACATGGTGATGAAAAATCATATTGGCCAGAGATGTGGTCACTTGAGTATCTTAATGATCGTAGAAGACAGTCACCAATAAGTTTTAGTTTTCAGTATCAAAATCAGGTAGTAAGAACAAGTGATATGTCTGTCTCACCTGATTTAATTATTAAAGGTCAGATACCAACACAGTTTGATTGTTTAGGTGTTGGTGTTGATTTATCTGCAGGAATTAGAGAAAGAAATGATTATACAGTTTTTGTTATGGGTGGAAGAGTAGGAGATAAGATTTACATTATTGACTGCAAACGATTAAGGATAATGGGTAATGTAGAAAAACTAGAAGCCATTATGGAGATGATGATGGAATGGGGAATAGTTCATAAAGATCAGGATAAATATTTTCCAACTGGCAGTAGTGTAGACATCTGGTCTGAAGCTGTAGCTTATCAGGCATCATTAGAAGCTGATTTTAAACGAATATGCTTGGAAGAACAGGGACTTTATAATTTACTCTGGCATCCAGTAAAAGGATTTAGAGGAGATAAAGTTGCTAGGTTCAGAGGAATTATGGGCTTATTTGAGCAACATAAGATATTATTTAATAAATATCGAAAATTCCAGGCACTAACTGATGAGATTGTAAATTTCGGAGTTAGTTCCCACGATGATTGTGTTGATGCACTGGTCTGGTTATGTAATGGATTAATGTCCAGAGGAAAACTAGAGTTAGAGTATTGACGAATTAGACTATTAAGAGTATCTAACATGGTAGCCAATTTTTTCTATAAAGGTATTGAACTAGAGCAAGACGCTTATGGTTCTGCTATATTCAATCTTCCTGATGAAGTATGTCACGATCTAGGTCTTCAACCTGGAGAACGCTTCAACATTGAAGCTGATGATGAAAACATTATTTTTAAACGACAGGCAGCTGGCTATGAGATTGATGCGTAATAAAATAATAGAAAGTGCCTAGATGAACAAAACTAATTCTACTTTTGAAGCAATGCTTAAGGCAGCCATAAGTCGTGACTCGACTGGTGGTGCCACTGATACCATGCTTATACATGCTCATCTAGCACAGATGAAAATGTTTGGTATCCGTCAAGGTGTTGAGTTTTACCCTGAACAGGATAACTTTGGATCACAAAGATATGATTTTGTACAACAGGTAATTAAATTTAATCAGCTTGATGCAAGATTAGATTCTATATGGGATCACTTCTTAGCTTTAGGAAAAGGTTTATTTTATATTCGTCCTACTCAAAAAACATATAGACTTTATTGGTTTGATAAAGATTCTTATAGAACTTTTTATTCTCCAGAAGGAGAGTTAGAAGAAGTAATAGTTATCTATCCTTATAAAGTTAAATCTAATAGAGGATTTAGTGGATCACAGATCGGTTTAAATACTGATAAAAGATATATGCGTCTTCGCATTACAGCAGAAACTATTGAAGAAACACATAGTGAACAAGAATTAAGTTTTGATAATCCTGCTGAGTTTACAACTATAAATAAAAAGACATTAGATAACACAATGAGATTTATTCCTTGTGTTGAGGTATTTAATAA